AGGCAACAGGATCTTGGGCGTGCCCGCGAGCAGCATCAGAGCGACATGCAGATCGAGCAAATGCGTATGCAGGCCGAGATTGCAAAAATCCGCATGGACATGACGCAGGCGGCGCAGCAGCATCAGTTCGACATGGCGGAACTGCACGCCCAGCATCAGACGCGCCAGGCCGATCATGAGATGAAGCGCAAAGAGATCGCGATGCGGCCGAAGCAAAAAGCGCAGGGTGCATAATGTACGCATACCCCACGCTGCTGCCGCAGGTTTCCAATCGCGAGGACCTGCTGCAGACGATCCAGATATTCGACGGCGATACAGGCGATCCGGTAAAGTTGGACGGCTGCACCACGGCGTCCGGTGCACCGTTCACCGGCAACGCCTGGACCGTCACCGATGGCGCGATCGTCACCACGTCCTCGACCGTTCTCATGATCCCGGTGTTTCCGATCGCATCGAATGCGCAAGGGGCGCTGCAACTCACCGTCGGCGTCAACCTCTCGATCGTCCCCGGCGATCCCGTCACCATCGCCGACACGCCGACCGGCCAGAACTTCATGACCGGATACGTCATCGCCTACAATCCTGGAAACGGCCTTCTGGTCTGCCAGATCGGCATAATCTTCCGCTTTGAAATCCGCCGCCTCGGCCCGAACTGCCGGTCGACCGGCGACGCCTATGTGCCGTGGTATGACCTCGGAACGCAGGGGATGGAAACCCCACTGCTCACTGCCATGCTCGGTACGGGCATCAGCATCCTCGACATTGGCGTCGTCCAGGTGCGCATACCGGCGGTCATGTTCCAGAAGCTCTTCGGCGGCACCTATGCGGCGGCGCTGGTGTTCTCCGATAGCGTCGACACCCGCCAGGTCTATATCGGCTCGCTGCCGGTCATTCCCGGCCAGCTTTCGCCCGTGCCGCTCGCAGCAAATCCGGGTCCGCTATGGAACTGAAACAGGCGATTGCGGTCACGACCTTCCTGGCGATGCTGCTGGTGGTGGTGACGATCGTTACCGCCCAGCAGATGACCTCGACCGTCAATCCCAACGTGCCGGTGCCCAATACGCCGGTCGAGCAGTCAGGGCCGCTGTTCCGCTCGAACTTCCAGGCCGTCATCAACGACATCAACGAACTGTTCCGGCGAACCGGCTCGAGCCCCCGCATCCGGCTCGCCGCCCAACTCGATCTTTATTCGAACTTTGCTGCCGGCAACGACGGCAACGACTGCCTGACGATAGCGACGCCCTGCAAGACGGCGCAGCATGCCTTTGACAAGGTCGTGCTCGGCTATGACACTGCCGGCTGGAACGTCAACATCCATCTCGCCAGTAACGACAGCACATGCCTCGTGGTCAACACGGGCTGGGTGGGCGGCGGACAGATTGCCATTCTCGGCCCGGTGCCGACGGGGCAGCCGACCGTCGGGTTTGTCGGCTGTGTCGGCAACGGTGTCGCCGTCGATACCGCGCTGCCCGCCAACTTGAACCTGTTCAATCTGGTGGTGTCCTCATCGGGCGCGGGCGCCGCCAGTGTTCTCAATATCGGCACCGGCAACCTGGTACTCGCCAACGTCGCCTTCGGCGCTTTCGGCAGCGACCATATTTCTGTGCTCGGGACCGGCGCCAGGATTTCATGCCTGCAGCCGACCACGCTCACGTTCACCGCAGGCGGCGTAGGATCGCCGGCAGCCGGCGTCGTGGCCTCGGCGGACAGCGGCGGCAGCTTTGTTTGTCTGAGCAGCACGTTCGTTTTCCCGACATCGCAGAACTACGGCGCCCTCATGGGCTCGTTCAACGTGGCGACGATGCTGCTGACATCGAGCAAGTACTGCTCGGACTACGCCGGCACCAAGTGCGCCATCAATGACCTCAACGGCGTGAACGGCGGGGCCCCGACGATCCGTGGCTTCAAGTTCTACATCTCGACCAATGCCGCTCTCGCCACCAACACCGGGAATGTCAATGTCCTTCCGGGCGATACCGCAGGGATCATTGCTTCGGGCGGCCAGTACAACTAGGACTCGTCATGCAAAAGCTCATTCTTTTGCTGTGGTTGCTGCTGGCGGGCCAGGCGTTTGCCCAGCAGAGCATCACGACGAGCTACTGGCAGCTCGGCGACACCACTCCGTTGACCACGGTGTGGGATACATTTGCCGGACAGACCGTTGCCACGACCACGCCCGCCTATCTCGCCTGGCTTCGCACCCAGGCGGCGACGGGCGGTCCCACCGCCGTGCCGATCTGCGGCGTCAACAACAATGCTGGCGCCATTCAGATCAAGGTCTGCACTCCCGTGCTGATCGGCGGTTGGTTCAACGGCCAGATCAAGACGGTGCTCGATGTTCTCGGCGCCACGGCGGCAAACGGCACATGGACAATTCGGGTCGATGATTTCGCCAACGGGCTGGTGACGCTGCTCACCTCGACCTACGGTGCGGCATGGACGAGCGGCGGCCTGATTGGCTCCGCGCCCGTGATCGACACCAAGCGCAACTTGATGGCTCAGATCAACAAATATAACCAATATCAGTATTATACCGGACAGACTTTCGCGCCCGCTCCGCCAATTCCGCTTTCCGGCGCGCTGGTATCCCTCGTCAATCCGATTGCGCCCGCCTATCAGGTGCAGATGTCCGGCGGCGAGATCGTTTTGCCGCAAGCCAATGTTCCCGGCAGCCCACCGATCGGCATGCCGATCATGTTTCAGAACACCAGTATGGCGTTCGCGATTTACGCGGTCGACGGCACGACCATACTCGCCAATGTGACCAGCAATCATCACGCCCTGGTGATGCTGCAGGACAATCCCAACAAGAACGGCAACTGGACCGTCATCACTTCGACGCCGTGACTGATCCTGTTCCGCCGAGGACGCCATGACGCTTCCCGCCACCATTCGCGTTAATACCATGCTGCCGTTCCCGTCTCTGGTGACGGGAAACGGCCCGATCGCGATCTCGAAAAAAAACGGCATATGGGGCGTCGGCTTCACCATCGACGCATTCGCCGAGCAAATACCGCCGCCTCCGAAATGGAACGCCGATTTCATTCTGGTCTGGGACCATGCCGCCGGCGTTTACTTCAAGATGTCGATCGCCGACCTCGCCTCGATACTGGTCCCCACGGCCTCCGGGTCGCGCACGCAGCGGTTCGTCACCAGCGGCCCGATCGTCGTCGCCTCGACCGACTCAATCATTACTTGCGCCATCCCGGGCGCGGCGGCTTGCACGTTGCCCGCTGCCGCCGGGCGGGTCGGGGCGCCCCTGACCTTCAAGGACCTGGGACAGGCGACAGCCCACAACATCACGCTGACGCCTGCATCGAGCGAAACCATCGACGGCATGGCCAACTACGTCCTGCGCAACAACTACGGCTATGTGACGCTGATGCCATTCAATGACGGCTTCAACACGGGGTGGATGGTGCTATGACCCTGCTTCGCGCTACGCGCTACGCAGGGCTGGCCCTGCTTCTGTGGATTGCCCCTGCTCTCGCACAGACGAACCTCGGGCAAATTCCGCCGGGTACCGTGGTCGGCAATCCGACCAGTGCGAACGCCTTTCCGTCCGCTGTCCCGCTCGCCAGCCTCGGCCTCGGCTTCAGCGTGATGGCATACGGTGCCGATCCAAGCGGATCGGCCGACAGCACATCAGCCTTCCAGCAAGCGATAGCCGCCGCCTCAGCCGCGGCGCCGGCCACGGTGACGATCCCGTGCGGCAATTATCGCCTGACGCCGGGGGTGCTGACGATCAACACCAACAACGTCTCTATCATGGGGCAGAGCCAGAACTGCGTGAACCTCAATCGATACGCTGATACGGGGGCGTTGATATCGTTCGGGAAGGCGACGGCCTATCTGTTCTCGACCACGGTGTCGGGGTTCACGATCAATGATATCGCCGCGCAGACCAACGTCACGGGCTATTCGACGTGTGCTAATTCGCCATACCAATTGGTGTTCGATGGGATGAATGGACTGCAGCTGTCGAATGTGAGGGTGAACTTTGGGTGTGGGGCCTTTGCGTTCAGAGCGGTCATCTTTAGCTGGGTGACGAATGTATCGGCGGCGACGGCTCCGGTTGCGATGGCGCCAAGTGAGAACAATCTGGGCATCATGATGTATGTGGGGGTGTCGCCGAAGGGAATGACAACCACGCCGGTGATTGCGCCGCAGTCGAGCAACATCTTCTTCGATGGCATCGATTTGGAGGCCGGGGCCAATCCGACGGTGGTCCCGGTCATTGTGGCCAAAGCTGCGGTCGGATTGAGGATCGATGGGTGTGATGGGTGCTGGAGCCGCAATGGGCATATTCAGGGCGCCGGGACGGCGAATATGCACTTGGCTCATAATGGGTGGATGGCCGGGACGATGATGTACGCCCCGATGTCGAACATCGAATTCACGGGCTGGATGTGGGACATTACGCCGGGGACGGGGATACTGTTCGACGGGGTGAAGCAAATTTCGAACAGCAAGTTCGCCGGCCGGGTGACGGCCGCAGCGCTCTATCCGAGCAACGCCTTCCACGGCATCACAATCTCTAGTAGCGGCTGCCTCAGCAACGCCGAATTTGCGGTTGCGGTCGACGGCTTCGGCGGCGGCGGCATCGTCTCGACGGCGCAGAACTGCGTCAACATCGCCATCAGGATACAGGGTGCGATTGTCAGCAATGGCTGGGCTGGCCATGCCCCCGGCATCAAGTTCACCGATGCCAATGGCCTGACGATCAGCGGCGGCACGATCGGCGGCGACGCGACATCCTCGATCGGCATTGCACCCAACATCTTTCTCGGCGGTGGCCCGGAGAACGTGCAGAACGCCACCATCGCCGGCGTCAATGCAGGCAACGCGCCGTCTTCGAGCTTCGGCATCGTGATCGCCGCCGGCGTCCAGAGCACGATGATTGCCGGCAACAATCTGGTGGGGCCGACGCCAATCTCGGATAGTTCGACGCTCGGCCAGACGTTCTATTCCGGCAATTACGGGCTGGTCGATTATCCCTGGGTGACCGTCAAAGGGTATGCGGAGATTATCAAGGACGATACCGACGGGCTTCACCCTCAGCAAATACAAATCCAGAGCGTGAGCAATACCAGCAATGTCTTCGACATTGGGCTTAATACGAGCAGCAACTTTGCATCGCTGGCCGCGGCCGGCTCCAGTGCATACTTCCCGATCTTTCTGAATAGGGGAGCCGCCGCGGCGGCGGGCGGTGTCGCGATCGGCAACCCGACGGGCGGCGACAAGGGCGCCGGCACCCTCAACGTCGCGACGAACATCTATCTCAACGGCGCGGCCTACACCAATCCCGACTACGTGCTTGAGCGCTACTTCACCGGCGCGATCAAACGATATGCGGACAATCCCGGCGCCGAGCACTATGGCGGCCTGATGCCGCTCGATGATGTCTACACATACATGCAGGCCCATCTGCGCCTGCCGGGGATTACGGACGAGACCGCCGGCGTGGTCGAACGCTTCGACCTGGTACTGGCGAAGATCGAAGAGCTGACGCTCTATACCATCCAGCTTCACGAACGGATCAAGGCGCTGGAGGGCAGCCGCAAGACGCGGAATGCCAAGCGCTAAATAGCTCGGACAAGCCGCCGAGACAGGCTTCGCCCACGTCAGGCGTTAAGCGACGCACACGAACAAGCCGTCGAAACAGGCTTCGCATCTCAGCGAAACGAGATACCTATCGAGGATGAACCATGCCTACCGAGCACATTCCGACCGAAGAGGAAATCATTGCCGGCGCCATTGCGGACACCGAAAGCGAAATCTTCGACGAGGCCATGAACCGAACCGAAGACGACAATAACGGTGATACCGCACTCGAAGAAATGGAGGACGTTCCCGGCGACATCGAGGAGGGCGACGAGCCCGCCGACGATCAAGTGGACGGCACCCAGGACGACGAGGAGGTGGATAACCCGGACGACGCTCCACCGGAAACAGACGAGGAAGAGCAGGCGCCAGACGATCGGCGTACCGTCCCTTCCAACCGTCTGCGTGAGGAGACCGAGCGCCGCCGGGCCGTCGAGCAGGAACGCGATAACTTCCGCGCCCAGCTCGCCGCCTATCATGCCCAGGTGGCGCATGCGGAGGCTCAACGCCAGGCCGCATTGCGACAGCAGAATACTCAACAGTCGGATGATGCATCGATCGATCTCTTGTTCTCGAAGCCTGCGGATTACATGGCCAGAGAGCGCGCCCAGATGCGCGCCGAACTGCGCTATGAAATGCGCAGCGATCACGTCAATGTCTCACTTGGCGAAGCGCACGAACAGCACGGCGCCGAGTTCGAAGCGGCATACAAGGCATTGACCGGCAGCAATCCCGCCGACCCGGTGGCGGTTGCCACCGTGCAGCGCGTCTGGAACAGCCCGAACCCGGGCAGGACCCTGATGCGATGGTGGGGTGAACAGCAAATCCTTCGAGAAACCCAGGGCGATCCCGCCGCCTATCGGCAGCGTGTCGCCAGAGATTTGATGTCGGACCCGGAGTTTCGTCGCGGCCTCTTGGATGAGATGCGCGGCGAGGCAACCCGGGGCGACCATGGCCGTCCTCGCACTCAAACGCGACTACCGAAAAGCCTTAATGGAGCAAGTGGAGGCGGGTCGACCCGCATGGGCGATCCCGAACTCTATAACAACTCCGACGCTTCGGTTTTCGCATTCGCGATGAAATAGGTCTGTTGCCGCTTCCAGGCCGTACCCTATGGGGTCACGGTCATGGCTGTCACTACCGTCCAATCAAACAACAAACTCATCGTATTCCGCAAAGAGATCACGCGCGAATACATTCGTCAGAACCTGTTCTCCCCCTATATCGGCTCCGAGTTGACGTCGATCATTCGCGTCATCAACGACCTCAAGAAGGGCGGCGAACAGATCAACATCCCGCTCATTGCTCGCCTCAAGAACCTGCCCATCGCAACCGGCACGCTGGTCGGCAATGAGGAGAACATCGACAATTACGGGGATCGCGCGTGGATCGATTGGGGGCGTAACGCCGTTCGTATTCCCCGTTCTGAAGAGCAGAAGTCGAGCATCGACCTGTTCGGTCAGGCTCGCCCGCTGCTGGAGGATTGGGGCAAGGAACTGCAGCGCGACGAGATTTGCGATGCGTATTTCGCGGTCCCGCTCGCATCCACTGCACCGGCCGGCCTCGGCTCGACCAACGGCCAGCGCGTCAATGGTGCGCTGTTCGACCAGGCAACCGCCGCCCAGCGCAACACCTGGGTGACGGACAATCAGGACCGCGTGCTGTTCGGCGGCGCGCAAGGCAACTACTCGACGACGTGGGCGACTGCAGCAGCGAACGTGTCCACGGCGATGACGTTGTCGGCGGCGTCGGCGATGAAGATGAAGCGGCTGGCGAAGAAGGCCAACCCGCGCATAAGGCCATACAAGCTCAAGAATGGCCGTGAATATTTCGTGATGTTCGTCGGCAGCAATTGCTTCCGCGACCTGCAGAACGACACGACCATTATCACCGCCAACACCCAGGCGCGTCCGCGCGAGGGCGACGGCCTCGACAGCAACCCGCTGTTCCAGGATGGCGATCTCATTTACGGAGGCGTCATCTTCCGGGAAATCCCGGAGCTGGATATCCGGCTGCCGACAACCTACACCACCGCGGGCGCCGGCGGCACGCAGATCGCTCCGGTGTTTCTGTGCGGGCAGTCGTCGATGGCGTGGTGCTGGGGCCGCATGCCCACGCCCACCTTCCTCAGAGAGGACGATTATCAGTTCTACCGGGGCGTGGGCATCATGATGGCGTACGGAATGAAGCGCATCGCGAAACTGAACCCTGCCGGCCAATACAAGGATTGGGGCACTTTCACCGGGTATTTCTCCTCAGTGGCCGACGCATAAGCCCCCAGCGCTCGTTCGGCTGCGAGGCCGGGCGGTCCGGCTTTGCTCTCAGACTTTGCTCTCGCAAATGTCTTGCAAATGCCGCACGCCGCCCGGCAACCCCATCCCCAGATACAAGGACAAACCCCATGAAACTCTTATCCCGTCTTGCCCCGGCCTTGCTTCGTGCAAGTGCCGGCGGCGTCGCTTCCGGCTTGTTTGCGCTCGGTCTCGCGGCGCTCGTCGCGCTGCCGGTGCTCACCATTCCGGCGCAGGCGCAGCGGTCACCCGCTCCGCGGTTGTTCCCGGATCAGACGTCCGCCTATATCCGCGCGACGGTGAACTCCAACAGTTGCGTCATGGTCTCGTTGACGTGCTCGGTGAAGCTCGGCGCGTTGCCGTACAACAGCTTCATCGTGCGCGCCTATCAGCAGGTTGTCACGACGTTCTCGGGTGGTGGCGTTACCGCCCTCACCCTTGCGCTTGGCACCTCGGTAGGCTCGGGCAACATCGTGGCGGCGCAGTCCGCGCTTACCGCAGGCAATGCCTCGGTGTTGACGGTGGTCGCCGGCGGCCTCGGAACTACGGTCACGGGCAATGGCATTGCCCAGACCGGCACGCTCGGCGGCTTCGATATCTTTGCGACGCTCGCTGCGACGACCGGCGCGCCGACTGCGGGCTCGGTCGTGGTCGTCCTGGAATACATCCAGCCAAATGACGGCTCTTGCACCGTGGTGCCCACCGGCGCAGTTGCGCCCGGCTGCTAGGTCCTCCCCAACGCAGTCGGCGTTTTGGCTGGGTTAAGCCATTTCCCCGGCCAAACTTGCGGCGCGGCTTTTCGCGTGGCTGCGCCGCCCTTTGCCTATTGAAAGGAAATCCCATGTCGACCACCAACAACGCAATCCTGACACTCGGCGCGCGCCAGGGCAGCGCGCCGATCACGGAGCCGGCATCCAGCGTTGCTGCGGCGCAGGCCGGCGCCACCCGGGTGAATGGTGCGATTTGTCGCGTCAAGCTCGCGGTCGCCACCGGTAGTTTTATCCTGCCATCGATCGGTTCCGGCGAGGCCATGACGGCGATGACGGTCGTCAACGACACCGCTGTCGCCATCAATGTCTATCCCGCGGTTGGCGAGAAAATGAACGGCAGCGCCAACACCGCGCTGTCAGTCGCATCCGGCGCATCCGGCGTGTTCTTTCCGGTGCTCAACTCCGTCCTCAATTACCCGACGACGCTAGATTGGCGTGCTGCGGTTGTTTCGTAGAACGAGGTATCCATGACCAAGGTAACCTATGTCCCGCAGGAACATGGCGCGCCGGCCGAGATCGTCTGGAATGGCGTGACATTTCCCGCCAATGTGGCGGTGGAACTCGACCCGGTGAAGCACAGCTACATGGTGCCCGAGGTCGAGAAATGGGTCGATCCGCAGACCCAGCGGATACTATCCAAGGCCATCGAGGTGCGCCGGTCGATGGTTGAGATCGCCAAGACCAATCCGACCTTCCTGGTCGAGGGCGAGCCCGTCATTCGCGATCGACAACCAACGCGCCGCGGCCGCCCGCGCATTCCGAAGACCTCCGAGGAATACCGCGCCCATTGCATCGCCTGGATCGAGACCAGCGAGGACCACGAGGACCTCGCGATGCGCTGGGAGGAGGAAGAGGAGATGCGCCAGCGGTGCCAGGTCGGCGACGACGATGTCAGCTATCTGCGGCCGATGTTCGATGCGAAGTTTCATGAGTTGAAGAAGCAGGCGGAATAACAAATGGCCGGCGGCGCATATCGCAGCGAAACCGATCTCGTCCTCGAGGCGCTCGGCACCCTGCAAATCCTCGAGGCCGGCCAGGTCGCCGACCTGGAGGACGTGGCCTATGTGCGCGAGAAGGTTGATGCGACGCTGCGCATGCTCGCGGCGCTGGAAATCTGCTACATCGCCGACTCAAACAACATTCCCGGCGAAATCTTCACGCCGGTGGCCGACATCCTCGCCAGCCTATGCGCGCAGAAGTTTTCGGTCACGCCCGACGATTTCACCCGCATCATGCAGATCGGCATCGGCATTCCCTACGGCAGCGGGGCAGGGGTGATGGCCATCAAGCAGATCATGCGCGGTCGGCCGACCTATGAACCGCTCAGGGTGTACTACCTCTGATGCGCGGGCCATCTCCCATCAATTTTCCGCTGGGATCGTTTCCCGGCTCGGTCACGCAGGAAAGTGCGGGGCGGCTCATCAATTGCTGCTCGGAGCCGCTCGGTCCCAATGGCCCATCGGCCGCCACCTATCATCGCCAGCCCGGCCTTTCGCAGTTCGCCGTCACGCCGCTCGCCGGCTATCGCGGCGGCCTCATCGTCAATAACAAGAGTCATGAAGTCTGGGCCGACCAGGCTACGACGGTCGATGCGTCCGGCGCCGTAAACCAGCAAGGCGTCATGCCCGGGAATAAGCACATATCGATTGCGCGCAACCAGAACGTCCCGCCGGACGTGGTTGCCGTCGATATCGATAACGGCGCCTGGATACTCGACACCGCGCAGATCGCGCCCGCCACCGCTCTGGCGACGATCGGCGGCACGAATTTCGTCGCCGGCGATCAGGTGTCGGTGACGTTTTCCAATCCGAGCTGCGTCGGCTTTCCGGTCACCATCACCTACACGTTGGGCGGGTCGGAAACCGCCGCCAGCGTCGCGCTCGCCATTGGCAACATGATCAATGCCGATCCGAAGCTCGCCGCCAACAATCTCGTCGCCGGTGCGGCCGGCGGCGTCATCGAATTCTCGCAACAAGGCAGCATCGGCAATGCGACGACGTTGACCTCGCTGGTGGTGCCGGTCGGCGCGGCAACTAATCTCGTCGCCTCGGTAACCGGTACCGGCAATGAGACGGTGACCCTCGCATTGGGGGCTGGCTTTATATCGGCGACCGTGGGCGGAACGGCATTCCATCCCGGCGATACGGTATCGCTCACCTTCAGCAATCCCAGCAATCCGGCATGGCCGGTCAAGGTCACCTACACCCTTCCGACGACGCCGGCGCAGAACGCCACCACGGTTGCGGCCGGCTTGGTTACCGCGATCTACGGCAATGCGCTGCTTGCCGCGGCGAGCGTCAGCGCCACCAGCACGGGCGCAGTCGTCAGCATCTTTCAGCCGGTCGGCGATGAGACGGTAACGTTCTCGACGACGTCGCTGACCGGCGGCGCCGGCGCGGTCGGCATCGCTTTCAGTGGCTCGCCTGCGCCTTATACTGGCGGCGGTAGCCTTCCGGTGCCGAATTCGGTGTGCTTCCAGGACGGTTACCTGTTCTTCACCGTCGCCGATGGCCGGATATTTGCCACCGGCATCAACTCGCTTTCGATGAATGCACTGACATTCATCACGGCGCAATCGCGCTCCGATGTGACATTGCTGCGCGGGATCGCATTTTCCGGCCTGTTGTTCCTGTTTACCACTGGTCACTGCGAGGTGTGGCAGGACGTGGCGAATGTCGCGCCGGCATTCCCGTATGCACGCCAGGTGGTGCTGCCATATGGCCTGCTGCAGGCTAATGCCATCGCCGGCCAGGAGACCGGGTTCGACAATCTGTCATGGGTGGCGCATGATTTCGGCGTGTGGAATTTGCCCTATGGCCAATTGAACCCGACCAAGATATCTCCGCCCGATCTCGATCGCCTGATTGAGGCGCAGCATCGCCAGGGCAACACGCTGGAAGCGTCCGTTTACATATTCGGCGGCAAGAAATTCTGGTCGCTTCAATCGCCGGCATGGACCTGGGAATTCAACCTCTCGACGCAGCAATGGAACGAGCGCTGGTCGCTCGATCTCATCAACGGCACGCAAAGCCGCTGGCGCGGCACCGGCGGCCATCCGGCATTCGGCAAATGGCTGCTGGGCGACATCTACAGTGGCACGCTGTGCTTCATCGACGACAAGAACTATACCGAACTTGGGTTCCCGATGCTGATGCGGCTCGAGAGCGCGCCGGAAACCGCATTTCCATTCAGGATCAGGATCGCCCGCGCCGATTTCAACTTTTACACCGGCGCAGGCATGGAGGTCAGCAACATCGTCATGACCGTGACAGGCGCCGCATCTGGCACAGGTGGCCAGATTGTTCTTGCGGTCGATGCCACTCAGCAGGTCAACCAGAACGATGTCGTCAATGTCGCCGGTGTCGGCGGCACCACGGAGGCGAATGGTTCATGGCTCGTCACCGTTATCGATGCGACGCATATACTGCTACAGGGCAGTGTTTTTGCTCACGCCTGGACGAGCGGGGGCCTCGCTACCGATGTCACTGCTCCGCCCAGTGTGCAGAACCCAACCGTCGCGATCTCATGGTCGAACGACGGTGGGTGGACATGGAAGAACCCATTGTTGCGGCAACTGGGCCGACAGGCGACGGGCAAGAACATCCGCGTATCCGTCAAGCGTCTCGGCATGACCGGCCCGATGGGGCGTCGCTGGCGGATTGATATGACCGACCCGGTGAACGCGCCGTTTCTGTCGGCTGCCGTGATCGACAACCCTGCCAATCCGTGACCCATGGCAACACCTCCAACACCGCTGCCGCCGCTTACCTCGCGCTGGGTTGATATCACGGATGGCTCGCCGTCCCAGATATTGCGGCAGTACATGCTGTCGCTCGACGCGGTGGTGCGGGCGCTGACCGGCGGCAATATCGGGCCGGTCGCGAGTGCCGTGGATGATGCGGCAGCAGCATCGGCCGGCGTTGCGGTCGGCGGCATCTACCAAAGCGGTGGAATGGTAAGAATACGAATAAAATAACAGGAATTTACCATGGCACTCTTCGATCAATTCGGCCCGGCACAATCTCCCAACGGCTTTGTGCAACCCAACCCGCAAACGCTCGGCGGCGCCGGCTACGGCTATCAGCCGGGGATGGGCGCCTTTGGCGGCTATCAGCCGCCGGGGCTCGCCGGCGGGCTCGCGCAGTTCCTGGCAAGTCGCGGCATTGCGGCGCCAAATCCCGGCGCCACCGGCACGGGCGTAGCGAGCCAGTTTCAGCAACCGAACGCACAGCCGACGTTCGGCTATCCGGGCCCGTCGATGTTCGGCGCTGGCGACAATGCCCAGCAGCCGAACATGCTCAAGCTCGGCCCTGCCGCGCCGTTGTCGGCGCCCAATCCGATGCAGCCGACCGGGCCGGTCGGATTGCCGATGGGTTCGGCCGGCTTCGGTGCATCCCAGGGTGCACCGCAAGGCATGGCGATGCCGCCCAATCTCGCAGGCGGGCTGCGGCCATACCTTCCCGGTGGGGGAGGCATGTAAATGGGCATCTTCGACATCTTCTCGGCGAAGCCCGGCCAGCAGGCGGCGCAAGACCAGATCAATGCCATCAATCGCGGTATCGGCGATCTCACAGGGCAGTACAATCTCGGCCGTCAAGCGCTCGAGACCAACTATGCCAAAGCGCTTGATCCCTGGACCAAGCAGTTTGCCTATGGCCAATCGGGCGAACAGGCGCTTGCCGATGCACTCGGCATGAATGGCCCGGCCGGCAATGCGCGGGCCACCGCGGCATTCCAGAACAACCCGGGATATCAGTTCCAGCTTCAGCAGGGTCTCGCCGCGGTGAACGCAAAAAATGCCGCAGGCGGCAATCTAGCCAGCGGCAATACGCTCATGGACCTCACCAGGTTCGGCCAGGGCCTGGCCGGCACCGGTTGGCAGAACTACGTCCAGAACCTGCAGCCGTTCGTCGGTGCGGCGAACACCGCAGCCGGCGGCATTGCCGGCGTCGATACCGGGCTCGGCAATGCGCTCAATCAATCCTACACCGGCGAGGGCAATGCCATGTACGGTGCGGATACTTCGATCGGCAAGGCGCAGGCCGGCGGCGATCTCGCGGCCTACAACGCCTCGGGCAACCTGTGGGGCGCAGGCCTCGGGATACTGGGGGATATCACAAGCATGATGGGCGGCGGTGGTGGCGGTGGTGGCAAGGGCGGTGGCGGTCTGTTTGGCTATTTCTCGCCCGGGTCACTTAGCGGCGGACTGAAGTGAGAAACGGCATGCCCAGCGCACGCGATTTCATGGTGGACCCGCAGACGACCCCGATAGGGCCGCCGGATCGGGCTTCTGAATTGTTCAAGATGATTTCGTCGCTGCCGGCGCAGTACCAGGCTGGCGCGGAAGGCGCATATAAGCGCGGGCAATGGGCGCGTGAGCAGGAGCTGCAAAAGCCGGTCTATGACGAGGCCGGCAATCTGGTCACCGATCCCAGCAAG